AAGAGCTGAAATTGATGTAACAACCATTGGTGCTGCTCCTGGTCAATACGTTCCATTTAGAAACTACATTGCTGGATTTGGTGATGGTTCAGGTTCTGCTACTGCTTACATGACTAACGAAGACACAGCGTTATCAAACAGAATGATTGAAGACGTTCTTCAACGTCAGCAAGTTGGTGCTGGATTTAAGCTTTACATTGACCGTGTATTTAGTGGTGGAACATTGAGTGACACATTAAGTCGTTCAATCAGTTTTGACGCAACATTAACTTCTGCTTCTTTAGGTGTAAGTCCTGATGATGCACAAGAAGTTACTGTTAACTTCCGTCCTGCTGGAGTACCTTCTTTTGACTTTAGTAAGTCATAGAATCGTAACTGGGAAGGAAATGTTCAACCGACCCCGTCTTGTACGGGGTTTTTTTCTTGTCTATTAGGTTAGAATAATAAAGTATTGAAAAACGTTATGACATCAAGTCCTAAATCTGCTCGAACACCTTTAAGAGCTATTGATCGTTTAAAGAAGGCGGCAAATTTACAAGCGACTAAAAAAGAAGTCGAGTTATCTGATGGTTCTGTATTTGAAATGTGGGTTGCTCCATTAACGATGGCAGAGAGAGAAAGAGCGCAAGCAGGAGCAAAATCTGATGATGCAAATGAATTTGCTTTAAGACTTTTAATGAATAAAGCTTGTGATGAGAATGGACAAAAATTATTTAATATGGGTGAGATTGATGTTTTAAAGCATGAAGTTAGAGATTCCGATATGCAAGCTTTGATGCTTGCTGTTATCAGTGAGGAGGAGGAAGCAATTGACCCAAAATTCTAAGTGAAGAGATTCGTAAAGATAATTTATTGATGCTTCAATTTGGTATTGCTAAAGAGTTAGGCAAGTCGTTAACAGAGATTCGTGAGTTGACATTAGATGAATTAATAGGTTGGAGTGCCTATTTTCAAATATTGAACGAAGATCAGGAGAAAGAAATGCAAAAAATCCGTAGACGCAGGTAAACTAAAGAGACTGGAGGGAATTTTACTGTGGCTGATCTGAATACCAATATAAATATTGTTGTTAATAATTTAAAGAAAGTAAAAGATCTTGGAAAGACATTTAAAGATGCTGCCACAGATGCAGAACGAATAGAAAATAAAATTAAAGCGATAAATGCCGCTTTAAATAGAGCAAAACAAAAATTTAATACGGTTGATCCTGATCAGCCTAGAGATAAAAAAGGACGATTTACAAAAGATCCAGATAGGAATAGACGTAGAAACGCATACGCTGAAATGCGGATGCAAAAAGCAAGGCAAGCTACGGAAAAAAGAATCGTACAAAGAGAGCTAGAGGTAATTCAACGAAAACAAAGATTAATTCAGGCTGAAAAGGCGGGGGCGTTAAAAAGAGCGCAAATAGAGGAAAGAATTTTACAAAAAAGATTAAAATTAAGTGCTGCAAAAGGATTAGTTTCAAGAAAATTAAGAGAAGCAGGATCAGCAGGTCTTACTCCTACAAGTTTTGGAATTGGTGACGTTGGTGGAGAAGGGAAAAAAGCAACAGCTAGAAGAACCGAATTAAACGAGCAAGTTGGTATTTTAAAACAAGGGTTTAATGATTTACAGGCAGCAGGTAATGAAAATATTCAAACTTATCGGGCTTTAGGTTCTGAATTAAGTCGTACTGTTGAAGAATTAAATGCTTTAAATAAAGCAACAGCAAGGAGATCCGTTGGATTTCAAAAAGGAAGACGATTACAAGAAAGACTAGATGTTATTGACCCTGGGAAAGGAGCTAAAGCTTTTACAAAGCCCAGTGATATTGCTAAAGCTAGAAAAGCATCTTCAAATGTTATTGCAGCAGCACAAACAGGCGATCAGAATTTATATAATGCAGCTTTATCAAAAGCAACAGCAGCAGTTTCACGTTTAGAGCGTGAATATAAAGAAGGGGAAAAAGCTTTAAAAGAAGAACGTAGACTTAGAAAAATAGGTGCAAAAGCAAGAAGAAGAGCTGCTTCTAAACGTGCTGATATTCAAGGAAGATTTAAAGAAAGCTTAATGCTTGGAGCTGGTTTCCCTCTCCTCTTTGGTGGTGGAGTTGGTGCTGTTGCTGGTGGTGTTGGTGGAGCTATTGCAGGGAAAGGAGGGAAAGGCTTTGGTGCTCAAATCTTATTTAGTGCGTTAGGGCAACAATTTGATGCTCTTGTTTCTTCAATGGTGTCTAGCACTCAAAAGCTAGGCAATGCACTTGGTCAATACACACAAGACACAGGGCAATTAGTTCAATCTTTAGGACTTGCTGGTACGGCTGAAGGACAACGAATAAAAATAATTGAAGAATTACAAGGAGCAAATGCGGCATTTACTGCTGCTATGCAACAGTTAACAAATGCGGTAGGACAAAAAGGAGTAGCGGATCTTAAAAAGTTTGGTGATAACGTTCGTCTTGTCGGTAGTGAAATGAGGATATTTTTCACTAAGGTTCAAGCTGGTTTAGCAGGAATACTTAATTTGGCAGATAAAATTTTGAGATTATCACAAGGAGCAAAAGAATCAAGAATAGAAAGGTTTGTTGAAACTACTGATAATGCTGAGATTGTTGCTCTTAGGAAACGAAGAGATGAAATTTTAGAAGGTACAGGAGGAGGAAGATCAGGAGCGAAAAGGAGAGGAGAAAGTGTCGCTAAAATTGAAGAACAAATGGCTGGTTTAGGTGCACCAGCACTAGCACAGCAAGATGCTGCTGTGGCTGTGGATACAATAATGATGAGGCAGAAGGAAATGACCAAATCATTAGAAGAGGAATTTGTTATACATTCAAAAATATTAGAGTTAAAGAAAAATAAAGGATTAACAGATGAGGTGGCAAAAGCTGTTGCACAAGAAGCTGTAGTAATGGATAGAACTAAAGTTGCTCTGCAAGAAAAATTGGACGAATTGGAAAAGAAACAAGTTGATTCAAAAGGGGAAACAGTAGCTTTATCTTTAGAGGATTTAGAACTACAAAAGGCTATTAAAGATGCTTTAAACGGTCAAGGAGAAGCATTAGAGAATTTAATAAAGAAAAGAACAACTCTCAACACAAAGACTAAGGAAAATAAAGTAACAATAGAAGATATTAAAGAGAAGTTAGCAACAGGATTACAGAGTGCTATTGAAGGATTGATCGATGGAACGAAAACACTAGGTGAATCTTTAGCAGGGATTGCCAAGTCAATTGGAAGCATGTTCCTTCAAGCTGGTATTAGAAATATGTTTGGACTTGCCGAAGGAGGATATGCCACAGGGGGTATTAAGGCGTTCTCTTCAGGAGGTTTAGTCACCAGACCTACTATTGGTCTTGTAGGAGAAGCTGGAGAGGATGAATACATTATTCCTTCCTCTAAGATGCAAGGGGCAATGGAGCGTTACTCAGCAGGTGCTAGAGGTCAAGGAGTTATTCCTGGTAGTGGAACGGTTACTTCTGGTAGTGGTGTACCAGGCGGTTCTGTTCAAATTGATTACACAGGTCCAATATTAAACTTTAATTCAGAAGAATTTGTTCCTAGATCTGCGATACCTGCAATTGTTAATTCTGCTGCTAGAAAAGGAGCTTCTGCTGGTTCAGCTCAAGTCTTTAGTCAGATGAGAAATTCTAGAAGTACACGTTCAAGGATGGCATTATGACAACAAATTTAACGACTTTTATTCGTATTTCAGATAATGCTGGAAATGAACATGGACATTATCAAAATAGTCTTGTAGGTGAAAAAATAACGCCAGGTTTTCCTGGCTTAAATGCTAGTGAGCCTTATGAGTTTTTAGCTTTTATTTATCAAGGAAGTACACAAAACAGATCAGGTGATAATAATGAAGCTGCCATCGTTTTAGCTAACAATGAATTATCTATGGGACACGCAATAGAATCTTTAAAAGGTAGTAATGACAATAATTGGATAGCACCTACTTATATAGATGTTTTTGTTTGTTTAATGAATGACAATTGGCAGCTTCAAAACGTGTTAACAAGAGATACTTGGCTTGTTTCTTCTGTTACTTATGATGCAAATGTTGTAGAAATTATTTTAGCTGGAGCAATTGATGCTGTTGGATTAGAAGCTCCCTATCGTGTTTATACAAATCAAATTGTTGGTAATTTACCTGTTACAGGTGAAATTTTAAATAGATGAAAACTTTACATTTAGTGGGGATGAAATACAGATTAGGTGCTGATCCTGAAAAACATGGTGCTGTTGACTGTTTAAATTTATGTCGATTTGTTCTAGCTGAATACGGAATCAAATCCCCAAAACCAACAAGAGATTGGTATCGCAGATTTCGTAGAGAAAAAGATCAAGTTGTTTTTAGGGAAGAATTAGAACGGTGGGGAAAGAAGACTAAAGATATAAAAGCAGGTACGATAGCCTTATGTAATGGCCTTAAGGGTGGTTATGCTTTATCTGTTTATTGGAACGGTGGATGGCTGATTTGCGGAGAGTCGGCAATCGTATGGAGGCCATTAGAACTCCTTTCGGTAGTCGAGTTTTATTACCCTTTGAAAAAGAACTTTGTGAAACAGTAGGTCTCACAGAAGAAGAATATTGGTGGTTCGTCAAGAAGACGCTTTCGTATAACGGTAAAAGATCTGAAGCTTACGATCATATCCCCTATATCGTAAAT